GCTGATGGAGTAGAAACTAAAGAAGAGCCAAAAGCTAAAAAAAAACAGTAAACGAAGAACCGGAGGAGGAAGAGGAGGAAAAAGAGGAAGCAAAACCAATGCCTGATTCCATTCTTGCTTCAGTAGAAGCGGCAGTAGAAGCTTGCAAAATTCAACCGCAGCAAAAAGATATTGCTAAAGAAGAGCCGGTAAATGAAGAGGAAATACAAGAAGATCAAAAAGCTTACGGTACCGGGAAGATCAATGCCTCTAAAACTGATACTCAAAAATCATTGCGGCAAGGCGAGCGTGTAGTATCTGCTGAAAAAGCTAAAAAGATCCGGGCCTTAAATAAGCAAGTACAAGAAGGGACTCTATCTCAACAAGATGCTGAAGATCAAGCCAGAGCAATTTTATCTTAACAGTATGGAAACTATAAAACACGAGAAAATTATTCTTCCTTACCCACCGGATAGTATTAACAAAGCTTATAACATCGGCCATGAACGGCAGATGATGCAAAAACTCAAGAACAGATGGCAAGATATAACCAAGATCTATTTGGATGAAGCGGTATCGGAAGGATTTATCCCGGATAAATTCAAAGGATTAGTAGCTTTTAAATTTAAACTATATTTTGAACATTGGCGAAGAAGGGATGAAGATAATTACTTTTTCATCACCAAAGCGATCATGGATGAGTTTGTTAGATCCGGGTTCATTGAAGATGACAGCTCGGAATACGTACACTTTGGAGGCATTTGGTTACATGTAGATTCTTTTCATCCCAGAATCGAAGTACATTGCAAGGAATTCTTGCGTGATGATCAAGTAGCTCAATTAAACTATGAAAGACAAGACAAACAGCGAAAGACTACTTTCAGCGGAAGTCATATCAAACGGAGGGATCAAAGCATTGGCGGAGCAGAAGGAGGTTCCGGCATGGGTGCTGAAAGCAGCTCGGGCGATGGCTCTTCCAAGAGCTCTAAGGCCGAGAGTTCCTGATCTTTGTGAACAGCTGAATGTTACCCGGCAGACCTTGAACAACTGGAGAAGAAATCCTAAGTTTACAGCATTGGTAAACCAGATGAACCGGGAATACTTTGCTAACTATATTCCGGATATTATCAACGCCATGAAAGACCAAGCTTTGGCCGGGAATGTAAAAGCTGCTGAAATGTTCTTGCAATGGGTCCAAGAATTCCATGTGGAAAACCCGAATGAAAAATCACCGACTGAAGAAGCGACAGTGGAAGAAGTTCGGATGGTTATTCAAAAAATTAAGAAAAAGAAAATATGATTTTAAAAATTCTTTTCTGGATAGTAGTCATTTACATGGTTATTCAATTAACCGTGAGTTTGATCAGCTATCTAATAGACAAGAACGACAAATTTAATAAATATAGAGGTGATCACTACTAATATGCCAATAGACCAAAACAAAGTTGACGGACTTTTGAACAACCAACCTTTATCATTTCAAGATGCTTTGCATCTAATGACGCTTGGCTACAAAATGAAGCGGAGCGATCACAAGGATATAAGATATATTACAGTTCAAAAGCCGGATGAAAATTCAAAAATGAGAAAAGGTTATCTGTACGCAGTATTTACTGATGGACAAGCAGTGCCTTACAATCTACAAAATGCCGACATTTTCTCAAGTAAATGGATAAAAGCGGAATAGTTTTTATCCTTTTTTTATATGTTAAAGAACCCTTATTTGAAAGAGGAGCTTGACATATTGCTTGATCAAACCGAAACAAAGTACTTGGTAACTTGGTTTGGAGATTGGAAGAATAAGGATGGCGAACTGGACCAATCGATATTTGTTGATAAAGTTATTCTTTGGGGCCATACCTTTTTGCATCAGTATTTTATAGATGAAACCCCGGAATTCCATAGGGATCTGATCGGAAGGTTCTTTTCCAACACAAAGGAATACGTGGCCGCTCCCAGAGGTTTTTCCAAGACCACGATCCTGCAATTATGCATTGCTTTTTCCATTGTCTATAACTTGGATAATTTTATTGTCATTATTGAAAAGAGTTTTACCGAATCTTCAGAAGTATTATCAGCTATCCATGGAGAATTCTTAGAAAATGAAATGATCATCCACTATTACGGCAACTTGGTATCCCGGAAATATTACACTGCCAACACCCGGAGAATGGATATACGCAATAAATTGAAGCCATCGGAAGCCAAAGGAGATGTAACCATCAATGGAATTAGGGTCCGGGCCTTGGGATTTAATAAAACCATTAGAGGTTTAAAGTCCAGACAGCACCGGCCTTCAAGAATAATTTGCGATGATATTGAAGAGGATGAACACATCAACAACCCGGAACAACGGATCAAGTACATGAATAACTATAACCGGGGCATTCAACCGGCAACAGATATTAAAGGAACAGTTAAAGTTTTCGGAACGATCTTGCATGTTGACAGCTTACTCCAAAACTTGATCAATTCTCACAACGGAGTAGTGTATGCGGCCCATGATGGAGATAGCCCGGATGAAGCTACTTGGTTTCTTTGGCCGGAGCGTTGGGACCGGGAAACACTAAAAGCTAAACGAAGTGATATGATCAACGACAATCAATCAACAGCGGCTTATGCCCAAGAATATTTAAACAAACCGCAATCGGAAGAAGACAGGAAGTTTCCGTTTAATTGGTTATGGGAAGTCAAGGAACAACCGAATGGCCAAAAGTATCACATCCCGGTGCAAAGAGTAACCATGCAAGAGTTTGAAAACCTGCGAAAGAAAACTCCGCTTAACGGCTATGCCATGATCGATATGGCTGATTCAACTACTGAAGGAGCGGACTGGATCGGAGCAGTGGTTATCTTTGTAGCACCGAACGGAGCCAGATTCCGGGTGGATGTTAGAAGAGAGAAGCGAAATGTATTGGATGCTATCAAGTTAATATTTGAGATATGGGAGAAATGGGCCCCGAAGGGACTTTTAAAGATAGGAATTGAAAAGAAAGCGTTTGAAGATCAGGTTAAACCATTGATAGAATTGGAAAAAGATAAGCGTGTAAATGTCTTCCCGGTGGTAGAAGAATTGAAACCAATGGGCCGGAAAAAGGAGAACAGAATACTCGGAGCTTTGCAAGGATTATATGAGAGTGGTAAAATGATAAGTGTATGCGAAGTGTTGCCCGATGGTAAGCTAAAACCGGTAGGCCATACCAATGAATTGCTACAAGAGCTATATGACTTTCCCGGAGCTAAATACGATGACTTGTCAGACGCTGAAGCTTATCAATCCGATCTGGTAACAGTGCCAATGGCCGAGGAAGCGGAAACTCATAGACACGTGGAACCACAGAACGATCCTTTTGAATATAACAATAGCGGATCATACCAAGGAAAGATGGATGATCCGAATGTATTTTAACTATTTTTCTATTGCTTTGCCGCTTTGCTCGGCCCTTAGGAAAATCATAAACTATGGAACCAAATCAACCTGCTCAACTTGATTACAAGGAGCATGACAATTTAAAACAAAACTATCTTGATTACGATCAAGTATTAGAACAAGTTTCCAAGGAGGTAAAGATGTCCCGGGATTTTGTTGATTCTCGAAGAGAGGAGTTCCGGAACCGGTTGCGTCTTTATAACAACCAAAGGAAACAAAAAGACAAGGTCGGAGATACTTCTCTTTTCAATGTAATGAACACCATGCTTGCGATCTATTACTTTGATGAGATCCAAGTCAACTTTCAGGGAAGAGAATTAACCGATGTAGCTCAAGCTGATAACATTCAATCACTGGCCAACTTTGATCATGAGGAGATGAACAAAGAGGAAATAGACTATCTCACCCAATGGGATAGACTTTTTTTTGGTGTTGGATTGCAAGTTATAAACGATTGGGACCCGAGAAGAAAGGTTCCGGTACCAAGATCTATTGATGCTTTATCTTGGCTTCCGGACCCGGCCGGATACGGATCAACTAAAAACTTCAGATTCATGGGATTTGAACTGGAGTATTTGGAAAGTGAAATGGATGAAGAATCCGGATTTATCAATCAGCATCTATTTGACAGCATTAAGAAACAAAGCAACGAAGGATCAGAACAAGAGCAAACCCGGCAAGCTTTATATGAAGCTTATAACCTGCAAGAAACCAGATACCAAACACCACGAACCGGAACCGAGCATGCTTATGATATGATTGATATTTATACGCAACTTAAAGGAAGCGATGGCCAAACCAGAAAATTTTTAGTAACTGTTGATGATGGCTGTAACTATATTTTCAGATGCGAAGAACTGGAGCCGGTAACTCCGGAAGAAAAAGAAGATCCGGGCTTAGTACCTTTCCCGGTAACTTTGCATTATTACTCACCAACCAGAGGAGATCCTTATGGCGTGTCCGTTGGTGATTTGGTAGAGGATAAACAAAGAGCTAAGTCAATATTGAAGAACTTAAGATTGGCCATGAGAAAAGCCGATCTTTACCCGATGTATATTTATAACCGGGATAAGATCAGGAACCGCCGGGATCTGGACTTTGCTTTTAATAAATTTATTGCAGTCCGGGGAGATGTTGACCAAGGCGTGGTCCAACCTTTGAACAAAGCACCATCCCATCAAACTGAAACTTTAAATGATGAACAATCTTTTGATCGTGATGTAGAGATCTCCACCGGAACTGATGAAACTGTTAAAGGTGTCCGGTCCGAGGATCAAAGAACATTGGGAGAAGTCCAACAGGTACAGGCCAATGCCAATATCAGATTCTTACTGGGATCAAAGATCAATGCTTGGGGAGAGAAAATGTTTTGGAAATTGTGGCTTAGAATGTATCGCCAATACATGACCGGGGAGCAAGAGAAAACTATTAGGATACAAAATTCAGTTGGATTTAATTTTGTCAAGCTAAGAAAGAAAGATTTTATAGCCAAGCAAGATCCGGATATTAAGATCAAGTCCAAGCTTGAAGCTGAACAAGAGAAACTCAAGGAAAGAACAGCTTTTGCATCTATCTATCCCGGAATTGTCAGTGATCCAACCAAGCCATTAGTGGCTAAAAGGTTTGCGGAAAGGAAGATGCTCCGGCTTTATGGATTGGAACAAGATGAGATCTCTATTATTTCTCCGGAAACAGCTGATGAAGCCGATGCTAAAATGGAGAATGAACTTTTATCCCGGAATGAAAAGGTGGATATTGAAGGACAAGAAGATCATCTATCCCATATCTTGATCCATAACCAAGCCGAGAATGCGCAAGCCCGAAGATCTCATATTGATGCCCACAAGGAAGCGTATGTGCTTACCGGACAATATGAACAGATGAAGCAAGCAGAACAAATGCATCAACAACAAATGGGAGAAAAAGGAACTCAAAGCAAAGAAGTAAATCAAAATAATATAAATTCTAAAGATCTATCTTCTGGGCTATCGGCCAGAATGTAGATCCC